GCTTCCTTAAAATTAATGTCCTACGACTATTAGAGTGATAAAACTTTAAAATAAAGAAGCTCTCAAGCTTCTTTATTTTAAAGTTATCACGGTAAACAATCCATGGTCCATTGTGCTCGCAATAGGGGAACTCCTTCATAATATCGAGTGACCAATGTTTTTTAGCTTTGATCGGTGATCTTGACTCTGTATACGTAAACTTACGTTCACCCGTATATTCATTAAATGTAATATATCCAAGAACATAGTCGCTAGGATTAGCAAATAGTTCCAGTTGAAGTGGCTTATCAAGCATGTATGGTAGAATTGTATATCCGAGATCTTTACCACTTGAAACTAGTTTAGCCATCTTTATATTAATGGATACCATATATGTTTTAGGCCTGTGAAGATTAAAATGGGCATTGGTCTAACGTTAGACCCTCCTTTTTGTAGAGCGCTTATGCCGATTTTTTTTGGCACGTCTAGTGTGTTTACGCCCTCCTAATAATCCACATGTTAAATGTCCCATTATAACCTGGCATCTTGTTTTACCGTGCACAAAGCGTCCCATGAATGTCCCCATTTTTTTACTGGTTTTTAATCCAGCTCTTTTTTCAGCGAAACGACTTCTAGCTGTTTCACCACTTGCACTCATCCACCCTGTATTGTTGTTAGGCATTGTAACACGATTATTATATCTTAGGGGTCTGGGTTTATCTCCAGATGAAGCCCCCACACCTGAATGTATACCATGTTCTAATAAAAATAGTTCTTGAACTCTTTGATGTTTTGCTATGATAGTATATTTGTCATCACAGAGTTTTGTTTTATAATCCTCGCATCCATGGGCTCCACATGAAGAAATGAAGAATATGCCACCGGGAAACGTATGGAATGGTGTAGGTTTGTCTTCCTTTATTACTCGGCCTATAACATTCTTCGTGCTTGTAAAATTATCACTGCTGGCTTGGAGAATATTCATTAGACTAGAAAACATAGGCATCGTTCCATTTCCATCTCCATATGTAAACCGAGGATCGTTTATATTAAACTTGTAAAATCCAAAACTCTGATAACTAGCGGGACCCGATCTCGTACCTCTTGTATTTTCGCCCATTTTCAGATAACGCGTATAAATGTAGTCACCCGGTTTGTAGAATAATAAATTTGCAAATAAACTTCTCTTAGTCGCGTCACGTTCAGGACCATCATCTCCATTATATAAGAAATAGTCAATAAATTCTTGACGATTTACACCTTGACAGAGTTCCCATGTTTTCCTATCCCCACTTGTTAAACAGAGATCTCCAACATCTGACATTTCAAAGATATAAACATTAGGTGGAACTTTAAAGCCCATCGGTTTATTTTCATCATCTCTTTCGCCGAGTTGATATTCACCATGTGACGAAATAAGATATATTGGATATGTGTACAAGAAAGACCAGTCCATTCTACTTAATAGAGACTATTTTATACCTTCAAGCACAGCTTGAACCTAACGTCGTGACTTAATTCTAAGATGGGAGGCTTCATTTTTTAGTAGCGGCGGACTAAAGTCTTATTATCGGGGTATTCTAGATGGACGGCACCAAGCGCCCTGGAGGTGATATTACAACACTACTAGACCTCACTCCCAGAGATCGCCAGGATAATGACCTCTTTCCCTTAAACACGGATCAGACGTGGTTCACCCGCGACCCTGACCGCCGTATTATTCCCAGCGTTCCACTCGTCGCTGACTTTCCCTTCCGAGGCCCCGCCACCTTCGGCCAGCGATTCACGTTCGACATCGGCTCCGTCCCCTGCGGAGATATGCTCCTCGGCTGCGCAGTACAGATTCGGCTGCCCCACTGGTTGGACGCAACGACACAGCTCTTCGTAGGCTCGGGCCAATATATCTATAGTGACCCCGCGACTGCGTGGTTCTATGCGAACTCGCTCGGTAGTGCAATCATTGAAAAGGCGGAGCTGGAGATTGAAGGAAAGACCGTAGAGGAGATTGATGGCGATTTCATCAATGTATGTACGTCACTTTTCGCCGATCTGAATGAACAATTCGGAGTTTCGATTGACCATCTCGGTCGCTGCTCAATTCCGAAACTGATGGAATGGAACCCGAACCGCCTTTTCCCAACCGAGGATGGTGTTCTACACTGTATCCTCCCCTTCTTCTTCATGCGCACCAGGCTTCGCGAAGCCCTTCCGATGATAGCTGTCAAAGAGGGTTCGGCCAGAATCCACGTGACATTGCGACCCTTCGCCCAGTGTGTTCGCCAGAGAGGGGGTGTGCGCCAGTCGTGCGACTCAGTTCCACTCTCCACGACACTCGCGGTCCACGACGTGAGCTTCCCATATAGCCAGCTCTTCACCGTTCGGACGGCAGGAACAATACCGGATATCACGAGTGTGCGTCTAGTGACCTTCGGCTCCATTCTAGATGGAAAGATACGGAATGCGATGCTCCGCCAGTCATTTGAAATTATTCACAGGGAGGTCCAGACCTTCTATTTCGCCGAGCCGCTCAAATACACCGTCTCCAAGAATAGCGGCGCAGATACGGTGCGAATCGCGCTACCACTAGAGGCGAACCACCCCCTAGAGGAGATTCTGTGGTTCGTCCGTCGCAAGGATGTGGCTGGGAATAACGAGTGGACGAATTATGGGAATGTCCTGGAGAAGGACTATGACGCGGTTTACAATCGGCCCGAGCCACTCCTCGTAAATGCGGTGATACAGGTAAATGGCGTGACAATCTGCGATGCTGAAGAGGGATACTATCGCGAGTTAATCGCTCGTCACCATCGTGGGGGCATTGTCCCGTATGAGAAGTTTATCTATGGATATCCGTTCGCTCGCCATCCTGGTGACCACCAGCCCAGCGGGACGCTGAATGCTAGCCGCGTGCAGAGTCTGCGGCTCGTGCTGGAGGTGAAGGGAGGAGCTGAGTGGGAGGTGAAGGTCTTCTGCCTGGGGATTAACTGGCTGCGATTCCAGAATGGGTTGGCGGGGTCTGTCTTTGAGGACTAGTGCCCATAAAATTGAAAGTAGAATTTGCTAGTATACAATTATAGCAGCAAATGAGTCTTATTGAGAAATATAAAAAAGAAAGTCGGGCCTTAACTGGATGTTTATTAGGGTTCAAATCATTCTTCTCTCAGTTTAGCGTCGGAGAATATAGTAATTTACTACCACCGCAACTGGTTAATAATCCCATTCTACTATGGAATAAAAAACCACTTTCGAATGAGTATGATAAGATTGAACCGTTCTGTGAATTCATTGATGAACAACTACGATGGGTTAAACAAGAACGCAGCATTGGAGAGCAACAACACCCTAGCATGCGTGCTGAATGTCAAAAAAGAATCAACTTCTTCGTAGCTGAACTACATGCCCTGGTTTCTAACGGTGGCATCGACGGTAAAGCACATTATTATCTAAGAGACATTCGCAATTTGGCACATCTATGTTTGAAAGTATAGACCCATTATTAAGTCACGACGTTAACTTCCTAAACCCCATATCTCACAGACTTCTCCTCAATATCCGAATACGATTCGCGCTGGATCCCCATCTTCGGGTTCATAACATACCACCTGGCCGGCGGCTGGAGGCTCTTCCAGAAGATGTCGAGGCAGAAGCGCGGCTCCTTTTTGCCAGCCGTCTCAAAGGCCTCTTTGAGCTTGGCGGCGCCTTCCCTGAAGTTGGCGAGAAGAGTGCGCGCATATGATTTGCTCACGCAATATCCCGCCGTTGTTTGTGCGTCGTGGACTTTGCGTAAGAAGGTGTGCTTGGTCGGCTCAGAACGGAGAACATTCGCCGCGAGCAGACAGACGTCGTAGGGGACCGTCTGGAGAGTCTTGAAGAGAGGGGCAACCTGTCTCTGTCCCAAGACGAATGTGAAATCATCCTCTAGAATACAGCATTCGCTGTGAGTGGACTCTAAGAAAGTCTCCAGTGCTTTGATATGAGAAAGGGAGCAGCCGAGGGCGCCCTGTTTCGGCATGTGGGTGGCGGGGATCCGCGTGAAGTTCACAATATTCATGCGGGCCATCTCGCCTAGAAACTCCTGATTTCTATCTTGGCGTTTGTCCAGGTTTATATAATAGATGTGGGGTGGTTTCGGCGCGGGTTGAAAATAGATATAGAGATAGAAAGCTATGATAACGACTGCTATAATCAATAAAACTTCATACACCATCTAACTAGAAGAAATAATCCAGTTACCATGTTTTTTCATCGTTGAAATTTTTGTATTACCCACCATCCAGTTGTAATGAAGAACAAGAAAGTTGGCCGGCGCTTCCTCTACAAAAACACCATTTGGATATAGATCCCGAGGAAGAGTATCATATGGAATAGACGTCTTTTGTAACTTAGTATTGACCCATCGCTGGTCTTCTGGTGCGGCGGCCCAAACCGCCTTGTCTGTCACTTTGAAAATTCCCCCGTCGTGGCCCAATTTCCAAGCAATGAACCCTGTACAGCAATTATTACAAGGCGCGGTACAGGTCTTTTTTTGTTCATCACATTGAAAGAGGAGCGGCGTCGTGTCCAACCGGGCTCTTATATCTGGAAGAAAATCGCCTTTTACGACAATATCACCATCTATATATACACACGTCTCAATGGTGTTCCGAGAGGCAAATGTATTCAAGATATCCAGCTTTACCAGGTTTATCTCTTGAAACGGTTTTGAGCCGAACTGAAGAAGTTTACCAAGACTCTCGCGCTGGGCTTTTGAATAGAGAATACACGGTATTCCTTCCATCTGAAAGAAACGATAGGAAGGGTGGTCCGCGCAAACAATGGCCAATTTCCATGGGACTTTTGCGGCCTCTAGATGCTTATATAAATTCAATGTGAGAAACTTATAACCGGCCGTTGTTAATGTCCAGACAAGACAGCCTTCATATAAGAACTTTGTCGTATCCATCTTTATTCAAAACGGTAGCAGGGTTTATACTGTCGTGACTAAAAAGTAAGGAAGTTGTATCTTCCTTACTTTTTATGTCATACGACAGATTAACCGATGAATCTTAAAATTAAGGAAGCTCAATGAGCTTCCTTAATTTTAAGCTCATATGGTATGGGTCTAAGTAAAAGACCGCCATCTACAGAAGATGGTGGCCGCCCTCCTACGAAACTTAAACAGTGGAGTTCAAGACAGTCGGCTCCTCCCCGTCAAAGGCCAGCCTCGTATACAAATGTTCACGAAGGCGTTTATCAGGGCCGGCCGCTTCACTACCCAGTTCACTCGCCTAGAGTTCGACACCCGCCCCGCCCTCGGCTCTTTCGCAACTATGACTCTTCCGCGCAAAGGCCAGCTCATTTCACGCTTATACCTGGTGACGACCCTCCCAGACATCGCATCGGCACAGCTAGCCGCCCGCAAAGCATGTAACGCCTCGGGCTTCCAGTTCCTCGGCCCCACATTCGGCTGGACGAACTCGGTCGGCCACGCACTTCTTACGGAGGCCAGTATAGACATCGGCGGAGCCCGCTGTGAACGTCTGGACGGACGACTCTTAGAGGTTCTTGATGAGTTCCACACACCTCTTGAAAAGACGACGCTTATGAACTCGCTGCTTCCCAGAAAGGATAATGGATTCCGCGTGGGTGTCTTCGGCCTAGAGGATACGCGGACGGTCGCAGTCACGCCGCTCCCTTTCTGGTTCTCCAACGGCGATAGCGGTGCGTTTCTACCGATTGACGCAATCCAGGCGGAGGCGGTGACTTTGCGCGTGACGTTTGCGCCGCTAGGAAGCATTTACGTGAGTTCGGCACAGCAGACCCCGCCAACGCCGACCGCAAGTGTCGCTGGCGAGGCATATTATCCGATGGCCGGGAGTCCATTTTACTACCTGGATCCAAACGGGGGGCCTGTTGTAGGGTTAAGCAGTCCTGGCGTCGCAGTCAGAGCATCTCCCGTTGGAATTACGATGCCAAGCGTGCTTACACTGGGAGATACATATGTGATGGCCGAGTATATTTACTTGGATCGGCCCGAGGCTAACCGCTTCCGCATCGCCGACATCCAGATCCCCGTCCCCCAGCACTACCCGTTTGAGCCGCGCGATACCCAGATGTCGGCAAATGTGCGCGTTCCACTCAAAATTCCGAATCCGACGCGCTCACTCTTCTTCTATCTCCAGCGGTGGGAGGCTGCGCGCTACAACGCGCCATTCCTGGCCACCCGCGACCTTTCTGGCCAGGGTGTGGCCGTTGCCCCCTGGTGGCCCGATGCGAGCGGCCTCAACGTATATGGATTGGGTGATCTCAGCCCTGGATTCAGTTCAAGAGAGTCAGAACCACTGTCCTCTCTTGCGCTCATCTATGAAGGAAAACTCACTCGCTACTGGACGGATGCGCCCTCCATGTTTCGGTCACTGATTCCATCTCTAGAGATGAGAAAGAGTCCTTGGGTGAATCGGTATATGTATGCGCTGCCGTTTGACTTCCAGCATGGTCATGTAGCGGCCTCTCTCGCGACAGGGGAAGCGAATCTGGATAAGATACTGAATATTGAGCTGGCACTGGAGCTCCATCCGAATCGCGGGTCCGCGAATCCGAACGATGTGCCTCGCTACCAAGTCTATGTATGGGCGGAGACTTATAATATTTTGCGTGTCTATGGTGGGCGGGCTGGTATGCTCTT